TGAGGGCATCCTCAACGAAGTTCGGTGCCGCAATGACCGCAGATTTGAACTCGCGGTGATTTATCAGCCTGTCCGTGTTGTTGAGTTTCGGACTCATGCAACTGCACGCCAGCAATGGCAGCATCAATGGCAGCATTTTTATCGCGCCACCTATCCCGTGCGCTGCTTTCTTTGTGTTGTGCTTCATATTCTTTTGCCACTTTAACCAAGGTTTCGCAAAGGTCTGCGATTTCTGGAACCGCATGGGCCATTGCATTGATTGTCCCAATTAGTTTAATTATCCCCATTTTTCAATCGGACATTTTTCTGCGCGTAACGCAGTCTTGTATTGAAGCCAGCAACCGCACTTGCCGCATCGATTATTTGCCATGTATTCGCAACTGTCACAAATCCCCCTGCGCTCAGCAATAACATCGGGGTTAGCATTTATCGGATTCCCCTCTGCAAGCGATTTTAAGTTCCGGGCAAATGAGCCAGCGGCATTCTTAATCATCTGCCCTTTAGAGGGCATTTCTGGCTCATTACGGGCAGGCCAGACAAGCGGCGTGTTGTCAATGTCTACGCTGATGAAACCGTCAGAGGTAGTATTTCGCAAATCACCCATGATTCTTGGTCTAGGTTGGTGCTGCCTGTTGGCTTTGACTCAGCTTGGGCTAGGTAGGTATTACTGAAAGTTCCTGCGCTTGTAGCTGCCCCTAATACCCCGCTGCTTTGGATTTCAGAATCCGTTACGGCAGCTATGGTCACGCCTGTTACTGTGCGGCTTGTGCCGGTTGACCAACCGGAGCCAAAAACATAAGCCTTTACTCTGTATGCCCATGAAATTTGTGCGCCTGCTAAATTCCTTGGCCGGGGATGGTCTGTGTACGATGTTGTGTCTGTTTCCCCTAGTTCATAATAAAATGAATCAGCTTGTGAGTTTTCTTTTCGGAAAATGCGGTACTTCCAAATTGATGCAGGCTTTGAGCCTCCCCCATCAATCGTTAAAACTGCATATTGCAGGTTTGTCGTGTTAACTGATAATGACGCAGACATTAGTAAGTGCTGGCGGGATAGCTTCGGGTTACTAAAGGAATGCGGATAAACTGCGACGCTGTTTCATAGACTCGAAACGTGCTAGTGATGTGCGCTAAATTGGCACAATAAACTGCTACGCCGCTGTTATCTCTTTGCATATAATAAAAATCATTTGAGGCAGCAGAAAACTTTCCAAACAAAGGCGAGTCTTTGACATTTATAGTCATTTGCGTTTCTCCTTCAAGGATTACGCACTCGTAACGGGTTACATCGCTAGAAGCGTACTTGTCTGCGGTAATTGGAGAAAGTATGCACGCTGGAACAGTTCCGCTGCTGTCTTTGTTCCAAAGCCTAACATCATATTCCAGATACCCAATAATCCCGGGGTTGTTCAAAAACTGGTCTCGTATTCCGACCGGCAACGCATACTTTGCATTTTCCTCTTTAACTCTGAATTGTACGTTCGTCCTGTTTGATTCAATTGTTACGTTGCTTGCCCCACTAATATATGCCCCGGTTAACGACCCTCCAGCAGAGCAATCAGAAGTCAATACCGCTATCTGTGTATTAGCTTCTGCCATTGGCGGGCTAGTTGAAGAATAGTCGCCCCACGTGCCGTCTGCCCCATCTGATACATTTGTTGGCTTTGTTGCTTCGGAATAAGCACCAGAAGCAAACCCATTTATGTGCCAACCTTCGTTGGGGGGGTCGCCGGGGTCATCCCCTCCAACTGGCGACGCTGTGCGGATTCCCCCTTCTGAGCAACCATTGTCAAATGGTGCATCAATCGTAATTGCCCCTGAGCCTGTGTTGCTCTGAAATTGCACCCCAGCGTCAGTTACCCAGTATTGAATGCCTTTGTTTCTGGCTTGCAAAGTAGTTGGTATATCAATACGCGCTCTTGTTAATAAATTAACTGCGTTGCAGACGTTGTTGAAAATACGGGCATACAGGTTGGTGTTTGGCATTGGCCCAAATCCCTGCGCGTTGTCAGGCCTTAAGGTAGGCGGCAAAAATTCAAACCATCGTTTACGGCCATAAGCTATTGCTTCAACTCGGTATTCATCTTTAGGAAAGCCAACTGTTACCGGAGAAGAAACGTCATCAGCATTTGATTCTGATAACGACCAACTTGACCCTGTCCAATATGCCCACGGATTAGCGTTTGCGCTTGTAAGCGGACTAGACTTCACTCTGCCAAGCAACCAATAACGCACATTAGTAGCGCGATCTTCAGTAAACGTAATTACATCATTGCTGCCAGAGGTCGTCAAAGTGTAATCAATTACAGTCCTGTCCCCTTCGTTGTTTGCATTCGCGTATGCACGGTATGACGTAAAGGTTGCGACCCCTGTTTGGGTATGCGGGGAAGTTGCTGAGTTTGCAATTACCGTTTCATTGCCAGAACCGTCAATGCCAACCAGAGTGTAGAGCGTGTTGGGGGCAGCATCCCATGTAAATGTATTGGTTGCCCTTGTAACCGATTTGTACGCAAGGTCTGCTTTTGAAAGTTTTAAGGCTTGGTAACAAAGATTCGGAAACGTGTAATCGTAAAGCCTGTTGCCGTCGGTGCAACTTAACTGCAAGGAACTTTCTTTATCAATAAAGCCGGAGCTTATGGCTTGAAGCACAAACTCCATGTAGAGCATTTCATCAACTGTTGTCAGCGAATCAGCAGCGTCGTATGTAGCATTAGTATCATTCCAAACATGGCGTACTTGTTTGGAGAAATAAAAGCGAGGATAACAGTTGCCGTGGAAGTCATTGCCATAATATCCGCTTGCCGCATTTGCATCGTATGCAATGTCTCCAATTTTTTGAATGCAGTTGTAATCGCTAATTGAGCCGGAAGCGTAACTAGCAATGTGGTACAGATATTCAAGAACAGCATTCTCGTCGGTGCGCCGAGTAGGAACGTAGCTACCAGTAAATGAGGCATACCAACTTGTGCTTGTGTTACTGATGGTTGATGGGGCCGTTTCATTGTCTAGTCTGCCGCTAAACTTAACGATAACATTGTAATCTGTATCTGTGTAATATGTTGAAGGGTCAATGTAAACGGCTTCAAGCTCATAGTCCGGCCTGTAAATTTGACAGCTTTTGTAATGGTCAATATCTCCACTCTCAGCACTCGCTTGGTTCTTGGTGTTAATCATGTCGTTGACCTGAGATGTTCCTGAGCTTGGCCCGTGGCTGTCCAATATGTAGCGGTAGCCTGTTGGGTTCTCTGGCCTTAATGACATTTTGCTCCCGTAATTCACATGAGCATTGACTTCGCTTTGAGCGGAAAACCCCGTGCAGCCACTCATCTTCGACCAAGCGCAGGAAAGCAGTCCGCATCGGTCAGTCAAAAACCCCATAATGTCAGCGTATGAATCTGGCTTGTAAATGCTGCTATCTGACAGTTTGTAAACTGCCGTAGTCATTTGTGACAGCCATTCATTTGTCTGACCGCGAAAACGATCTTCTCGGTTATCTTTTATCGGGGAAGAACGAATCCCATTCCGTACCTTCAAAACAGCATCGCCAGACACGGTAAAAGTTTTAACGCCTGTCGCAGTAAAAAAGGTGCCTGCCTGTTCCCCTCCGCTATGCCCTCCGCTTGTAATGGGGTTGTATGTTGTGCCGTCGTAGGTAAGTGTTCCAGTTCCCAGCGTGCTCCATACTTGGTATTGCTCCCCCTCAATTAAATCGCCACTCGCAACATTGTCATCTGGCGGGGCTATTCCATCAAATACATCAAGGTCGCCAGAATACTGTCCACGGGCGAAACGCTTAAAATGCAAATAGCTCTTGCCTCCGATAACCTCGTAGCCAACAAGGCTTTGCCGTTCTGCCATACGAAGGTTGTTTTGGATTAACCTACGCGCTGATTCATAAACAGGGTTTTCATTTATTTCCCCGGTATTTGTTGGCACTCCGGCAACGCTCCGAATGATACAGCCGTAATCTAAAAGGTTGTCGCTTATCTGTTTGGGGTCGCTAAACGTGTACCCGCTTTTGTCATAGGTAGTTGTAAGAGGCCCATCTGTGCTGCCAAGCCTCAAGCAAACATACGAATCGTAAATGGTCGGCTTGTATTCTAACAGCATGGCGCATTCAATGTTTACGCCAATGCCGGAAGGCAAATTTTCCCTTAACTGAAAACGAATCTTTGCCTCGTTATATGCGCTTGGGAAATATCGTAATTTTTTATCAGTACCGCCTGCTGTGATTGTAAATGAATCAATTACAACATCTGAGCCGCTTGAGGCATCAATAACATCAACCACCGCATCGCCTGTCCCTGCTCCTGTGATTTTTGCAAAGTAACCAGCAAACGTAAATTTTGCAGAAACCGTGTAGTAGGTGCCGCCAGAATAAGTGCCAGAAGTTGTGACCGGCAAATAAGCATTTGCAGATTGTGGCCCAGCAATATCAAACGTAGGATAAACTGCCGCAATGCTTCCCGTTGTGACCGTGCCGTATGCTGGGGCAAGTGCATATTGGCGTGTAAGGAAATCTTGAAATTGAAAGCCTTTGCTGTACCGATTCATGTCGGCAGCTTCTCGCTCTGTTTCATTGGCGCGATATTCCATCGCAAACCAATTCATCGCCTCGTTTAATTGCTGCCCCTTGTACCGGCGAAGGTAAGCATTATCCTCGTACGGGCCTTCAATGTAATCAGTCAATGGCAGGCTTTCAGTTGAGCCATTCCATTTGACAACCTTGTAAGAAGTGAATCCCTCAAAATAAAACATCACGCCTGTCGGGGGGCAAGTGTCGTATGTCTTGTCGCTGCCGCCGACTAGGTTGGTAAATTTAAGGTCGTAATTTGGCGTGTACCCATCCCCGCAAGTGGGGTTGCTGGAATCCAATTTAGGGGAAGGCAAAAAGCCTCCGTAATTTTTAAGAAAGAAATGTTGGTTGGGGTAATTGATTAACCCGTGTTCCTGCGAGGCTTTGATTGCGTTGCTCGCGGAATAATCTGATAAGTCAGAAGCAACTGCACCGCGCTGATACTTGGCCAGTTCCCAGTAATCAGTAATGTTCGCCGGAGCGCGTAATGTGCCTCCGTCATTGATAAACAACGGAACCCCTGTTGGGGCGATGCTTAATGTCGTCCCGGCAGGATCAAATTGGCCGGTGCCATTGATTCGGCCTTCTTCGTTGTCAACATCTGGCGCGAGACCATAAATAAAAGCACCGAGAGGATTAGCCACATTAACGCCTTCCGGTTCTCCTGCTGCCGCAGTAGGCCACTTAATGCCGGACGCTTCTTTAATGTGCGCGTAAACCTTCCACCATTCATCTTCTGGCGCATAATTGAATCCGTTGGGGTTACGCATCCCCCGAACTAATGAATGTGCGTACCAAAGCAGCCTCCACGTTGGGTCGGCTACTCCGTTCTTGAGCCTGTCGTTAAATGCTAGGGCAAGCTTGTTGTAATCTGCTGAATAAACACCTTCATCAACATTTACAGTTTCTGCTGTTGTGTAATTTACAGCCATCGCGACACAACTTGAGTTGCTGGCCCACTTGTTCCTGCGCCTTTCCTGCCTCTTATTTGTGTCCCGCGAGTTGTGACGTTTGCCCCTGACCTTGGTGTTATTTTTCTAACAGCGTTTTGCAACTCTCGTATTGCCTGAGATTTACGCCCTGTCCCGGTTTGAGGTGTAAAATGGTGTATCATGGCTTTTCAGTATAAAGTACAGTTGAGAAATCTGTGGTTTCCCACCATTCCCTTGTAATCTGCCATTTGCCGTTGCCAAGTTGCTGAACATCGGGGGTTCTGTAAAGCCATTTGGACGTTGAAAAAATTGTCCCAAGCACCCCCAGCAAAGGAAGCGTATTTGCTACGGTTGATGTCGGCGGGTCAATCGGGCGGGTTTGTGCTGCCATTGCCGTAGTAATATCTGAGGTACTCCAAATTTGGTTAACATTGCCATAATAAGGAACAAGCACTTGAGCAGCAACCTCTGATGTATATTGCGTCGTAATGGTATTTCTGAGCACATATTGGCTTACCGTAAACGCCTCAACCCCTTTCAGCATTTCATCGCAAATCGTTTTTAACTTATCCTTGTTTGCCGTTGTTAAATCTGTCCACGGCGCAGCGGATGTATCAAAGTAATTTTCAATGTCGAAGGCAGTTTCAAAAGGATTTGAAAGAGCATTTCCATGCTTATCTTGCCTTGCCCTGTAAAGGTCAACAGCATCCTGCACCCTTCCAGCAAATCCTTTTTGTTGAGCGGTGCTTACGTCTGCAACAATTATAGCCATTTCGGGACATTCTAATATGTTCTTTTCTAAATCATTACCATCAAGAAACCACAAACTGCTTTCTTGGTATTGATCTCCGCTTGTTCCGGTTCTTCCTGCTGCGCCGGGGTTGCCTAATGCGCTCGTTATGCTTGACGTTACCCATGTTGCACTAAATGTACCTGTCTGCCCTCCTTCATCACGTTCAAGCTCTGTTGTAACGGCTCCATCCCTGCCTGCTCCCCCTAATAATATGCCACTTGTTCCGGTAAAATGTGTTCCAGCATAATCAGCATTAGATGCCCCGCCATCGCTAAAGTTTTTTAACGCATCAATCGGGCCGCGCCATCTGCGAGTAACGGTGTAGCCCCCATCCCTGTTCCAGCTTGTAAGGGGCTGTATTTCTTTAACAACATCGGCAGCATCTATGCCCGTATCGCCTTGCCCGTGTGGAAATCCTACAAAAGTATTGTTAGCCATTTTATGCGTCCCTAACTGTTTCTTTCAGCCCTCTGGTTTGTCTGTTAATTTGTTTTAACTCCCCCAAACTAGCCTTTTGAATTTGCCTTTGGCTATCTGCTCCCGATTTGAACAATCCAATTCTTGAGAGGCTGTCGGAAAAGATTCTCATTGCAGATGCCTGTTTACCTGCTGTTTCTGGCGCACCTAAAATTTCATTAACCCTTTCCTGCATTGCTGCACGATTCCTTGCAAACACATCCCAAAAGTTGTCTTCAGCATCCCACCCCGGATTTTTAGAATCTGCGATTTTCTTCAAAACCGCCCCCGGAAGGAAAAGCATTGGATTTGTTGCTGCTGCCGTGCCTGCTTGTTTTGCTGTTTTCCCTACCCCTTGCTGTGCAATAGTTTCAATAATAGCCCCAATGTCTATTGCAAACTCTCCAAGTTTTTCTGCAACCAATGTAAACATTGGAATCAGTTTGTTTTTTACAATAGTAGTGACAATTCGAAACTTATCGCCCGACTCTGTAAGTTTTCTGTTTAGGTCAGCATCAATAATAACCCCAAGCGAATCGAGTGCTTCGCCAATTTCTTTTGGGTCGCGCTTTATGCTTTTGGCAAATTGAGCAGTTTGAAATTGCTCAATGGTTTGCCCTGCTTGCAACGCCCCGCTTCTTCTGGCATCCGCTTCGCCTATTGCACTAATTGTGCCTTGTATTGCCGCAGCAGACCCCGCCGCTAACGCTCCAACGATTGTAGTTGCGGCTAATTTACCCAGCCCGACAAGCCCTGCTTTTCTCAACCCTGACGATCTCGCTTGCGATTTTGCCATGTCAACAAGCAGCCCTTGCCTTTGTTTTTGTGTTAAAGCCTCGTCAGACAATTGCTTTGCTATTTTGAGCCGCTTGCCTTCTTCATCAGCTAGTTTTTTAGTGATGTCTTTAAGCGACCCCGCATTTTTTGCCGCCCCGTGATATTCTTCCTTTAGTAGCTTTTCGAGATTAACAGCCTGTTTTCTTACCCTGTTGGCCTCCTTGTCTACTTCCTTGGCTTTGTTTGCCTTTTTGATTACGTCATTAACCGCTTTATCGTAATCGGCTGTATCGCCAACAAATACAAATTTAATTTCGTTTGCCATTTTCCTGCTGTCGCCTTTCGTGCTGCCTGCGCGCAACCTCTCCCGCTAATATGTCGGCATCTGTGGTAAACCCGCAAGCCCCTTCCCCTTCCCCTAACGCTGCAATATCAAAAACCGCTTCCCCAAAAGGGGTATCCATTGCCTGCTCTTTTGTCTTAAAAAGTTTACTCATCAACACGATTTTCATATAGTGCAAATTAGTCATTGAGGTTGGCTTTGCTCCGTCAACTTTATTGAAAAACAAGTTAGGTTGTTTTAATGCTTGCCCCATATAATCCACAAAAACGATTATGCCCTTGCGCCAATTTTTTAACCTTCCAACAAGCCCAAGAAATCGCACCTCTCTCTTGAAAGATGAATTGCGAAGCCCATCCATTAGCTCTGCCCAATTCCTTTTGCAAACCCATATCGCAAAACATAAATCCCCGAACTGCGGTTGCCTGTCTCCGGTGACAAATGGGCTGTCATACCGCGACAGCACCATAATGTGTCCAACCGTCAAAGGCCTCAACCGCTGTCCGAGGATTCGGGCTTGGTGAGGTATTACTGCTTTTAGGTAATCACTCTCTTGGGACACGCGATTAGTGCGTGAATGTTTGCAGGGCAATCTGGTTGCCAGCGGAATCAGCGTTATACTGACTGCACGGCAATGTCATCCGTATCAAGTCAGTATTACTGCCTGCAATGGTGCCGCCTCCGATATAGTTCCATGTTCCAACTAATACCGCAGGCAAGTTGTCTCCCGATTCCGAATCTTGAGCGATTGTTATGATCGCGCCGGGAACCGGCAAAATGCACTTGCTTGCTGCTGTTGCTTCAACTGACGCGTGGTAGAAGATTATTTCAAAAGTTGCTGTCCTGCGAAAATTATAGAGATTGTAGCCGAACACGTTTCCTTTCATGTCACGCGCTTCGACTGTATCCATGTCGTCGCTCAGATTTACGCTTTGAAGATAATTGTCTCCTGCAACCCATACGGAGCCATTCTGCACCGTGCCGTCTACGCCATATATTGTAGCGTTGCCTACTATTGTTGAATTTGCTGTACTCATTTTAAGTTATGTTTTCGTTTAATTTGCTCCGCACAAAGCCATTGACCTTGTACCTCACCAAGCTACCAACCGGTTCCTCCCTGCCCATTCGGGTAATTCCTACTGAGCGGGAACTATTTGTTCCTGTTAAAGTCGAAACCGGAATTTGGTAATTGTTTAGCAGCACAAACACCGACTCGGCTACCGCCTCTGCGGTAAAATAAGTGCCGCTTGTTGGGCGATTGACTGCTGGGTTTTCAATGCAATCAACCTCCCAAAGATAATCAACAACCGTGCGCTCAAGCACCCGATTCATGCCGGGAGAACGAAGCACGATTGCCATGACGCGCACACGGTTAAGCATTTCCTCCATCTTGCTCTGTACGTCATCATCCTCTTTTACTAATCCTGCTGAATAGGCAACCGTGGCAGTTTCATTATCTGCTACTGCATCGCTTAACCCTCCCGTCCCTGTCAGGGTTGTTGCCTCCGCTGATGCTGCTGAGGTAAGCGTAAATGTTGCCCCGCCTGAGAAAGTTAAAATTGTGCCGTTATCTATATCTGCCGGTAAGGAATCAACGGTTAATGAAGTTGCCCCGCCAGAATAGCCTCCCCCATTATTTACCACCGCAGCAACAAACGGGGATTGCCCAGCTAATCTGGTATGCAATGCCGCTTGTATGCCTGTGAGATAAACCGCCATCAGAGTTCTGTGTATTTATCCTGCGCCGTGCCATCCACTATTTCCTTGCCGGTCGCTATGGCGATTTGTTGATCGTACCCGTATCCCCCCTTGTCATCAAAATAGGCTTCAGTTGCCTCTGTTGTTGGTTTTGGAATCCCAAATCTGCAATCCGAAACCTTCTCCATGAATTGCATTGCCGAGTTGTAGGCTGCAATTCTTACGTCAGAAACATCTGTGACAGCCCCGCCTACGCGCTTCATGACCTCAACAATTATTATGTCGAGGGCCGGGGAGTGAAGCACAGTAGGCAGGGTGCCAGCAACAGAATCAATACCATTGCGCGGACAGCCCTTAATATAACCGCGAACTAATTCGGTCACATCAGAAATAACAGAAGTGAGAACGCCGGATGCTGTTTGACCACTAGCTAGGCCAATGGAGTTGTACTTTGCCAACTCCGTATCCGTCATACGAGTCTGCACATCCGCTTCTGCTATTGCCGTCCAACCCATAACCCTTAACCTTTAGAGTTTTCCGCTTTCTTGATTCCGTGCCTCAAGAACAAGGCGAGTAACGAAGTTATGACCACATTCGCAGCAGCACCTAGTTCTAATTCGCCAGTAAAATACCCCGCAATCCCAGCGATTGCGCCAGTAATGGCTGTCCATGTTGTTTTTGATTTAAGCATCTTTTATTAGTTGTTTTATTTTTAGTATAATGTAAATAAGTGACGCTGCACTTAATACGATTTTAAGAACCAAATCTATGTCTACCAACCAGTTGCCAAGGCCCGTAATGCTCGCAAAAGCTACTTTCAAGTCGTCTAAATTCATTCTGCTTTTGCGCCTTCATATTCAATGTCGAAGAAAGGGGTGTCGATTTCAAGATTGCCGGGTAGCGACTTGCAACCGCTGGCCAAAAAAGCAATCAGCAGCATTGCCCCAACAAATATCGCAAGGGTTATTTTGTCTGTCCTGCTCATTTCTTGTTAATCACTTCAACTTTCACCGCGCCTTTTTCGTCGCCTTTAGGCAAATACTCATCGCCACCATTAGCGGGTAATTTTTTCTCAACGACTAACGATTTCAACTGTTCGTTTGGGACGATCATTTTGGTCTGCCTGTCGGTCATGAAAAACGTGGTCGATGTAATCCCAAGCCTAATGACTCGCGCCTGCCTTCCGCTGATATACAAGATTTCATCGTTCTCAAAGCTGCTGCCCCAATAAACGATAACGCCTTGTGCGAAGTTGAATAACACATCCTTGAACAGCAACACCACAAACGCACCCAGCACAATCCAGCCATAATGGCCGATTGCCTGCTGCGCTACGCCTTCAAGTGCCGCGTGGTCAAGGACATTGGTCATTCAGCTTCTTCTTCAGCCGGTGCTTCCTCAACTGGCGCACGTTCCAGCCCAAGCTGGGCCAACGCTAGGTCGCCAACATAGGTCGCATCGTCTTTGTCGCTACCCCAAGCGTCCCAAGTTGGCCCAGTTACATTTAGCAGAGTCGAAACGAGAGGGTTCTGCCCCCATGTTTCATTGCCCTCGGCATCGGTGTATTTGCCGAAACCATTTACGCTAAATTGCATCCCGAACTCCTGAGCGGAATTAAGGGCAACAACTACCTTGCTGACGTTAAGCGTCTGCGCGTTTGGTACTGTGTTTATTTCTATCATCTTATTCCTCGCTAGATTCTTCTGCCGCCGGTTCTTCTGCCGGTAGACTTGCTTGGTACTGCGCCTTCACCTCGTCTGTCCAAAGACTGTTTGCAACGGCTTGCACCCGCGCATCTTCGCCGCTTACATCATCAGTCGGCACAACAACGTGCCGGTGAAAACTGCGGCTTATTTCGTTGCCATCGTCTTGGATGACGGTATCTGTGCGAACCGAAATGACGGAGTTCGCACCCACTTGCATTTCGCCGATTTCTGTTATTTTTTCTAATGCCATTTTTTATACAAAGTAAGTAAGTGAGAAACTCAAGTCGCTTGAACCGCTCGATAATCCGCTAATGTCTAAACCAGCGTCTGCTGACCCGCTAACGTATTGGCTAAATTGAACAACAGTAGAATTATTGCCTACATAAGTTAAAACCGAATTACCGCTTGAGGTGTAAGAGCGCAAACGAACAGAACCTGTGCCCAATGCTTGAGCGGACAAGTTTTGAGAAGTGAACGGCAACCCCGTAACATAAACATTTCCTGCCCCAGCACTTGATTCGCTGATGTTAATCAACGAACACAAAACCGTAACCAAGTTGCCAATTCTCGTGTATTTAGCAATTGTTGTCCCAACAGTATAAGTTCCTGCCGTTGATGAACCCTTAAAAACCGGCGTCCAAGTGCCTTCCTCGTATTTATCTAGCGTATACCCCGTGCCGGTTCCGCTGCCAGTTGTTGCTGATTGGAACGCTATTCCTGCGCTGAACGTGGCCAAACCATCTGCCTGTAAAGCACCAGCGTCACTTATAGATAGCCCAGTAGAACCGTAACCGCCGCCCACATTGAGATACGGGCCAGAGACGTTGACTGAGCCGGTGCTTGCTATACTCAATCGCGCAGTACCAGTTCCATCGTCTGCGGTATAAAAGTTAATTGATTTACCGGAGTCTTCGGCAATTATTTTTAAGTTTCCATCGGTATGCAAATAACCGTGAGCCGACCCTCCGGTGTTGCGGATAAAAATACCTCGCGTGGTGTTGCTAGAGCCGTCGAGTTTTAGCGCAATTCCGTCCGATTCAGTTGTTATGTTGCCGGTGCTGGATATGGTGAGACGCGCAGCCGGTTCACTAAATCCACCACTCGCTGACGAAGTCCCAATAGTTAACGTGCCGGTGTTCGTCGCTTTAATCGCGGCGGTGTAACCCTCTGTGCCGCTTGCTTTGCCGCCAAAAGTTAACAACGAAGCCGCGCCACCGCCTTGTGCCGGATTGTGCAGCAACATCTCTGGCCCGACATCTGTGCTGGCCGAGCCTTCAAGCTGCATCTTCTTTGCGCCGACGTTGGCATCAAGTGCGGCCGCGCCAACCAAAACGTGGCCGCTGGAGTCTATGGTGAGACGATTCGCTCCGGCTGTGTAATCAAAGAAACCTAAATTGCCGCTTGTGCTAGTCCACAAACCATACTCTCTGCCTCCGGTTCCGGTTGACTTCATCAGCACACGCGCCGTGCCGGAATTGACCGCCTCAATTGTTGAGGTCGATGCTGTGGTGTTTGGTGAACCACCAACGCCAATATCGCCAGAAGTTAATATTTGACCATCCGCAGGAGTCGCCGCGCTTGTGCCGATTCGTGCGCTTGTGCTGTTCAACTGAACCACCGGCTGAACTTGCGTCACGCCGCTTGCGCTTGCCGTGCCATCCGCTGCGCCAGCGCGGTCTTGAACGGTGAGTGATTGCGTTGGATTTGCGGAGAGTTCGTAGTCGGAGACGCAACCAACGGCAACGATGCTGACGTTATCCAGCCAAAAACTTTCAGCGGCATCCAATCCAGCAAGCAGAAATTTAGGTGCGCTGCCGAAGTCGCCTTCAAGCACAACACTATAACTGGCGAAACTTGTTGTCAGCGTTACCGACTCATTGAGCGCGGTGTTCGTAGTGTCGTCGTTGTTCTGAAAATTAAAATACAGTTTACTGCCGCCAGTTACTGCCTTCGCGTCAAAACTCAAACGATACCGTTTGTTGTTTTCAGTTGCGCCTCCTGTGTTGAAGTAGTCTTTGCCTAGGAATGACCTTTGAGCGAAACTTGCGAGGTTGTTTGTTCCACCACCAAACGCTGCCGTCTGTGGGATTTTCAGCGCACCAGAATCGTTTGCGGCTGTAATTGCAACCGCGCCCCAGTTGCCAACTCCGCTCGCGAACGTGCGGTTTGCGGCATCGCCAATCTTCTCGGTCTGACTTCCATACTGGTCAGCAAAATCAACGTCAGCGCGTTCGAAAAGTGCCTTGGCATCGACAAGTTTGTTCCACGTTCTAAAGCGGTAAAAAGTTCCCAGTACACCGTAGGTTGATGAGGAACCAAATCTCGATGTGGTTGTGTTGCCGTCACCAAGGTCAATTCCGCTTTCTGCGCTTATGTCTATGCTACCAACGCTGTTGCCGTTTTTGTAAAGAGTTGCGTCTCCGTCTCGGTCGAACGTCAAAACGTAATGAGTCGGCGTGTTGTAATCCGCCGTCATATCATACGCTATACTTCGCGTTGTTGCCGTCCCGCTTGAGTTGGTAAATATCAAAGCCACATTGTTTGCCGTAATGTGGTTGCGAACGTATAAACGGTTATTGCCTCCCGTGTGCGTGAAATACAGAAAATTACCATAAGCGGTTTCTCCGGTTTGGTTTAAAATAAATTCAACCGAGAAATCACTTGTGCCAAACTCTGCGGCGGCATTGTTCGCGCCATCGACGTAGCCGCCATCTTCAAAATGCAGACCCGCGCCGTCTGAGGCGTTGACTAGCTCGCGGATTATCTCCCCGCCGCTAGTGGTTTTTGGTGTCGTTAATGTTGCGCTCATTGCTGCACGTATTCCATTATTTGCGCTTTATAGCTTGCCCCTGCTGCGCCTATCTTCATTGCCTTTACAACCCCATCAACTTTCAAAAAGCCTCCATCGCCACCTTGGTCTGTGGTGGGAGCGGAAAGGATGTAATGTGCATTTGCGGCAGTCGGGGCGGTGCTGTCCTCACGGTAATAAATATCTACCGTGCCAACATTCTGAAAAGTAATTGAGGTGCGGTTTCCGTTTTCAGCGATTGCTTGATCTCCTGTCCCGCTAACCCTTGCTGTGGCTGCGCCTGACGCAGCGGCTACATTGTTTGCCCAAAGTGGATTTGCCATCGTTCTAATTCCTGTCGTTTGTAAGTTTAATTAAATGGGGAGCAGAGGGGATAACTTACGATAAAAACCCTCTGCCCCCCTAGTTGTTATGATGTGGTGATTCTTTTCACGCTGATTGCAGATGTGAGTTTTACGTCACGGCTCCAATCAACAGCATAAACATCCGAGCGGCTAGACTCGTCACGATATTCCCGAACAGCAGTTACGCCGCCTCGCCCACCGACAAACGTCTTAAAGGCAGAGGGATCGTAAATGGTTGGGGTTGCGCTACGGTTGAAGATGTAAACGTCATCGCCATTCACGAATGAATTGCTGCGAGTTTTACCTTCTTTCGTAGTGTCGTATGCCATAGTGGCCAAGCGAATGTCTACTGCCGGATTAACCAGCATTGCAGAGGCTTGGCCTGAGTTCAGCCCAATAAGGGCTGCGCCGGGCTGCTTTGCAACGACTTTGGCATTACCACGGAAACGCCTCCAAGCAGTCATGCCCATAAGGATTGCGTTTGGCAACTGGCCGGTGTCTTTTGCGATGGCTTCAATCTGCGCGTCCAGTTCATCAACCGGGTCGTTTGCATCATTGCTCCAAACACCAACACCGCCGACTGCGGATACGTCATCAGCAACAGAGTAAACGTGCTTCTCATGCGAGAGAACGCTGCTCTGTACCAATGTCTTGACCTTGGCTTGCTCCAAGTCCAACGGGTTAATCGTACCGGCAGCATCGCGCTCGGAATCATCAATTGTGATTTCCAATGCTTGCGGCAAGCAGTTGTAGGTTGGCTCGGATACGTCCATAAAAATGCGTCGAGCAGGCCCACCAACACCGCGAGAGGTGTCATAGGTCTGAAAGGCATTCTTATCGTCGTAAGCCTTGTATTGTCCGATTGTCGCTGGCACCTGTACTTGAGGCGCAAGGAAATCAGCCGTTGCGGATTGCAAGTCATTCAGAACCCCGCTCGCATAATTGGTGAGGGTCGGATTGACTGATGCTTCTGATCTTAGTCCCATAATATTCTAGTCTCCTATAAGATTAAATGGCGGTGAAGGAATTGACCAAAGCGGCTTCAATAAGCTCGTCTGCAACTCCTGCTTCCATTGCTACTGCTGCAACTATTTTAGTGCTTGAGTGAGCCTTAAAAGTTCCGTCCGTGTGTACCATTAGATTTCCACCAAGGGCGACTGTGCCACTCAGCTTAACCTTTACCGTTCCGCTTGCCCCCGCAAAGGAGGCAATCGTGCTTTTACCCGATGTTGTTTCTCCATCGAGAATTACACCGAAGTTTCCGTTGTGTGCTGTTGCGATAGCAGCTTCCCCCGTAGCTATCTTGACAGCATAACCTTCCTTACCAGTTTGGTCTGCTGCCGGAGTTAGCGCGAAAATCGCTGTATCTCTTGTTAATGCTCCTGCCATTTTATTACTTTATTTGATGTGTTTTAGTTAAACAGTTGCGGTCTCTCGTAACGAGCCTGCGCCCAAGCGTCATCAAAGGTCATGCCGTTCTTGGCTTGAATCTCTTTGGTGGCGCGAACTTGTGCTTCGTGGTTCGTTTCGATTGAACCTCCTTCATCACGCTTGGCTTGCACCACGCGCTGAAAGGCGGGGTTTACGGGAAGTGCATTTAACGCCATGACTGCATCGGGATCATGCTCCAAGATGGATACCCACTTGGCTTTCACCTTCTCGTCCTTTGGCGGGATGCGCCCGTCCTCTACGGCTTTGTCGACGGCAGATTGAGCAGCAACTTCTTGCTCCTTTTTCTTATCCTCCTCCATCGCCTTGATCTTGGCCTTTAGGGATTTAATTTCTTCGTCCTTTTCGGCCAGCTTATCCTGCGCGGAAGTTTCCTCCTTTTTGGGTTCTTCTTCCTGCGAGGCTATCGGTTTCTTGTCTTTTTCTTCGTCAATCATTTGACTGTCAGTTTTGTAATTATCGCCTTCCGAGGCAACAATCGGTGTTATGTCTTTGAACGCTGGCCGATTTACAAGACCACCCGCATTCAAAGTCGTTCCGTCAATCTCCCCCTTGCTGTTCAAGGTAAAGGTTGGCGAAAATTTACGGTAATTCCTTCCCTCCAAGGCTTCCTCGCCTTTGCTTGTCCATTGCACTTTTGCACGAACACCTCCGGCTTCGGGGTCATCCCCTGCCCAATAAAATTCAGTTACCCATGCACTTGCCTCTTTATCGTCATGATTAAAGTCGATAAAGATTTGTTCCCTGTCTCCTGCGGTAATCTTGTCGAAAGACTTTTGCAGCAAATCAGCGGTGCGAGCAGTTACAGTCAGGGTTAGCTCTGCCGGTTTCCCATTCTTGGTTGCCGTAATGTCATGCTGCCCCGGCGGGAGGTATTGAATATCCTCTGGCAATCCATCCCCAGTTATCTGCGAACTGATTGCGTGGATAATCCCGTCTGTTGCGTATATTCTATTCTTTGCCATGTATTGATTATTGCAAACAGCATAACGCTGCTTTTCGTTTGGAAATTCATTTTTCATTGCCTCGTTTCCCATGCAGCTAGAAATAAAGGCATCCTTTGGTTCTCCGTTTGGCGTTGGCAATGGCATTAAGCGGACTTCCTTTCAATCAATGTGTCTGCATAAAAAGTTGCTTCATCAACGAATACGTCAGTTACCTCTTGTTCAGTTGGGATGCTATTTGGCCAAGGCTTTTGCGTGACTGATTTCTTCAGCAAATAGTAAGGCGTAAAACCGGATTCCTCCTGCATCGTTGGGGTTTCGCGCTCTGGAACCTTTAACCCTAAAGGCTTGTTCTCCCTGCGTGGCCTAGTGGTATTTGGCAGCTTACGCTTTGCTTCCTTCTTTGCGTTGAATTTTCTTTGTGGAGGGTTACCGCTCGGCTTGTCTGGCTTAACAAGAAGCAGATTGCCTTTCTTTGATTTAATAACGAAAAGGTCATCAAACCTTCTTGCACTTCTATCGTATGCCTCTGGATGTACCGGAATCGTAAGGTACTGCACCCGCTTCGCAGAGATTGTCCCGCCCTTAACTTTGTGCGGAAGAATTGGGCTGCTTATTGCCACAACCACTCTGCCCCGCCCCTCTGTTTTTGGATTATTAACAGTATTGCCAACCTTATTCCAAAAGTTTGTCCTTCTGCTTGGGTTTAGCTTGTTAGGCTCGTTGGCGTTTTTCTCACGATAGAACTTTCTGAGGTAATTGGAAACGCCCCTAGCACCAACAGTCAGAACATCATTTAGTTCCTTTTCGGTAAGCTGCATCTGGTTAATGCCAGAGGGAAGTTCTACACGGGTTTGCATCATACCGGCGATTCCTCCAGTTTAGCATCCGGCGAGGCCTCAAAGCGTTTTACCGCACCGTTAACCATTGCTGCGCCCATGTTGCGCTCCATTGCATCCTGCAACACCCTTGTGTCCAATTTATCAAACAGTTCCGGCATTGTACTTGCCGCCTTGTTTACTGCCCTTTCAAAATCAGCATCCGAAACCTTGTCATCCATTGCTTTGCTCACCAGTTGAACAAAGGCGGGTTTTACTGGGGCAAGCCACGCCTCGCTTACTCCCGTAATATCCTCAATGACATTGTTAAGCAGTTTGTCCCTTGGCCCCGGTTCTGCGCGTTCAGCTTCCACAACTCCCTCTTTGGCAAACATGGGGGGCTGCATTGGCGCAGGCTCCGGCGGGGTAATGATTTCCTCGCCTGTTTGGGGCATTGGAACATCGTGCCTGTCGTAGAACCATTCGCGAGGCATATCAATTCCACTACCCAAAAGGATTTGGTCACGCTGCGCTTCCAGCACAGGGTCACTTGGCCCCGCTAGGTCAGGCACTAAGGTTGGCATTTCATAATGATCGCCATAATTCAATTCGCAAATGGAGCGGATTAACTGCTCGTTAAGCACATCAGCCGCCCATTCACAAACATCCTGCAACCTTGTCCTGCGAACATCTTCGTGAACATCGCCCAATGCTCTGCTGCCAGAATCTCCAACATCTGTTGTTAAGGTTTGCCCAAGAATGGTGATGTCACAAAGTTTGTCCGCTAGGTTGATAAAATAGCTTTGAGGGTTGTCCTGCCCCGACTTGCCTGCCTCCTTGAACTCAACCTGTGTTCCTGCCGGGAAGGCTCCCCACGCTGCTGCTCCCATATTTTCCAACATGTCAGCAATGTCGTTCTTTATGTTTGCCGCTGCACCGGGGTCATAGGTTGCCCAACGCAAAGGCTGTCCGAAAACCTGTGCGAAGTTCAACAGCCAATCCCGGCAGTAATTTTGACCGCTCCACCAATAGGCTAACTGGCGCAAAAGGCCATACCCCATTGAGTTGCCGGAACGGTTCTTGTAAATCCCAATCAGAAACTTGTTAGCTGGAAATTCCTCGTAAACCCCATCCCCTTGCGGCGACAGCATTAAGTCAGGACTGTCATACGGGAATGAGTAATAACGAGGGTGACAAAAGTAAGTTGAGGCGGGGCAGATACCTTCCGGCTTTACCTCCCAAAGTATTTCCTGCACGGAAAAGCCTTTGCCAACCCCATCGCATAAATCGTAAATGGCATTACGGAAGCCATTCGTGCCTTCAATCGGATTGCCTACCCAGTTATCAATCGCATACTGAACAAAGTCGGCTTTCTCCTGCGCGGAATCTGTTGGCCTTTCTCCCCGCTCAGTAAAGGGCATAACGGTGTATGTTGCCCCTGCTGCTGCGCTTTTAAGCTCATGCAGATTCTTTGCTAACCTCGACCATGAGTCCTCCATTAACTCGTAGACTTGGTATTGTTGGCGAATATCCCCGCTTAAGGCGGCACGGAGTATGGCAATTACATTGGCTGGGCTTTGTTTGCTGCCCAGCGAATTGCTGTCCATGCGGTCACGGGTACTCGGCGCAACCACTCGTTTACCGATGCTTGTCCCGTTCGGTTCCTTCTTGGCACTAAACCAGTTGCCCAAGCGGTTACTTAATCCTGCAATCATACCAAGGTCGGCCTTAATCCTGCCAATTTAGCTCGGCCAAGGATTATGTTGTCTGTCTCCTGTATCGCCCCTGTCCCTTGATTAAGCACCGATGCGTAGTTAGCCAAAGCCAAGGCGGTGCATCTGTCTGCATGGCCGTCAGCCCTTCGTAAAGCACGGTATTGCTTATTGCCCCCCGGCGTTGTCATTTCATTAACTGAATGCAAATCCTCGCGTATCGCACTATCCCTTGGCACTCGTAGGGTTCTTTCTTGGAAAGCCCTGCGTAAACCGGGGAATATCTTGGCCTTAAAGCCTTGCGTGAATGTGCATTGTTCCAGTTTATACTCAAAGCGATTGGCCAAGGATTCACTCACGGCGTTGCCAATGCCCGTTGAATCAATGGCTGCAAAGGATGCTTTGTTAATTCTGTCGGCAAGCAGTTCCTCCTGCAAATGGTAGGGAGTGTTTCGCAAAGCCAAAACCTCGCGTGTCCAAAAAACATCGCCCACCTTTTCAAGCGTCCAGCAAACAGTTAAGTCATGCTTTCGGCCAATATCAATTCCGACATAACGAACAGAACGCCCTGCTTCTTCATCGCACTCCACCGTAGCCTCGTCACTTACACAATCGTCAATGAGAGAGTAAGGCAGCAAAACATTGGCAGCGTCCACAAACTCGCATTCGTATTCCTGCTCCCAAGCATCTGAATCATCCAAGCCACGCTTTAATTCTTCAGCGTTCATTGGCAGGCCTTCCTCAATAGCTGAGTGAATGGTTGTTTTGTGGCGAACAAAGTTAAGCTCATCAGCTTTGTCCCATATCTCAAAGAATTTGGAATTACGCCCCGCTGGCGTGCTAATGATTCTTATTTTTAACTCCCCGCGCAAAGGGTTGGAAATAGCGGGGTAAATAGCCTCATAAATACGGTCAGGCCTTTCGTGGAAAGCAAACTCGTCCAGCACTAGGTTGGCTGAATATCCCCGCACGGTGTCAGGGTTAGCAGGAAGGGCAAGAATACGGGAACCATTAGAAAACCTCACCTCGCTTGTGCGACAGTCAGGCTTGTCCATTCCAAGAGCATCAGAAACAACCCTTGCAACCCTGTTCCCCTTCACCATCCATTCCTCGGACTGCCTCTGGCCTGCTGATAATACAACCCAATCTGTGTTAGGCTTATCAGCACAACTGGCAACCGCTTCAAAAGCTGAACCCAATGAACCGCCAATTTGCCTTGATTTAAGCCAAATCTTAAAACGCGAATTATCAGAAACCCATCGCTGTTGATACGGTAGCATCAACTTAAACAAGGCTTCTGCGCGTTTTTCTTTGTCCATCAGTTGTTTTCAACATTGGGCGCACCCAGCATTTCCCGCCAAGTACCCATCAAAGTCTTTTCATCAGTTATCAGATGGCCAGAATGCTCGACGTTCACCTCAGCTTTGTCACTAAATCCGCAGACGTTCTTTAGGGCAAAAATTAAAGAAACAACATTGTCTTTTTCTAAAGCCTGCTGAACCAACTTACGTTTAAGAGAAGTTCCCAGCTTGGCCCTGCCCTTTTGATAGGCCACGCTAAACTCGCTTTCCTTGTCGCGCATTTGGCGATCAATAACATCATGGGAGCAACCAAGCAAAGTACCCATTTCAGCCTTGGTGGCATTCAAACCGCCCAGCCTTTCAACTAGGTCTAGGTCGAAAACTATCCTTGGCCTGCCGCCGGGATGTTTGCCGTTATCTGCTGGGGTAGGGGATGTGAGTCGCTTGCCTGTTGTCGCTCCTGCCATTTGCAAAAGGAATGATTGCAAGCAAAGAAGGGCAGTAATCAAATACTAATTTAAGTCAATTAAGTATGATTCTGCAAATTTGAAGAAGTATTTTTGGTTTTGAAGTAATTATTTAGGTCATCGCGCAGGATTATTTTCTGTCTGCCTGCTAAAAGGGCATCAATTTGGCCCAGTTTAATCATCATTTGAACACGGTAGGGAGTGATTCCAATAAGTTTTGCAACCTCTGGAACGGAGTAGGAAGGTTTTGTTAAATTAGTGTGCAACTTATCTCTTTTTGCGGTGTTAGTGGATTCTTTTATATTACGATTAAACTCCTGCAATCGGCACCTTGATTATTGGATTTATGTCGTAACTGGCCTGTTTATCGGCTCCAGCCTTGCTTCCATTGTCGCGTTTAACTATTTTGCCGCCCCACTTCTTTTGCAAGGCATCAAACTGGTCTTTCTCTCTCTGAATGGTGCGATAATCTGCACAACCTCCTTTGTTGGTGTGCTGTTTAACAAAATAAAACAAGAAGTTGATTCTTAATACTTTGCGATATTCATTAGCTGCTTGAAGAGTAAGGTCATAATCCTCTTTGAGCGGTAATTCTTCATCATACCGCAATTTGCATTGATCTGCTAAAAAGGCTTGGAAAGGGCCACCTATGTAATTGTTAAATGAAAATGGCGTATATTCTCGGTAAGCACCTTTATCTGGTATGCAATTAACTCCCCAAAAAGGAGTTTTGCATTGTTCTGCTAATAAGAAACCAAGTTCGACAGCTTCAGTTGCTTCATCTTCATTCAGTTTTTTCTGTTGGTTCCCGTTCCATCTGCCAAGTGCGGAAAGGTCATCGTCAACAATTAGCAGCCATTTGGTTGGGCAGTTATCAAGTATCCAATTTCTCACCCTGCAAAGGTTTCCCTGAGCAGAGTCTGGGCATTCCCAAACTGGTAAATCGTTGCTTCGGTAATCATCTGCTTGGCTTTTACAAACAACATATTGCACATTGCTAAAGTATTTGTGCGTAAATGCGCTGTCTGCGCGCTTCCAACTAGGTGCAGCAATGGTAAGTCCCTTTTTCATCGCCTAGCCTTTGCCTAAACTGTTTATGTAACTAGCCCCATCAACCACCCTGCCAACCCCTTGCGACCACGGCTTGCCGTTCTGGCGCTTCGCAGTAACCGTTTCCAGATTAAAATGAGTCTGTGCAGCTAGCCAATCAATGTCATTGTCAAATTTAAGCACAATGTAGTTGTTAGATTCACTTATCGCTTCGGAAAACTTAACTTCACCTTCTACATCCTCCTGCTTTAGCTCCAGCAACTTGGAAACCTCATCGTCTCCAAATCCGGTTAGCTCCATGTCATAACCTTGATCGCTCAGGCCAGATAATAATTCAGACAATTTGTCATCGCTTAAGCCAGAAAGCTCTGCAATACGGTTATCCGCTACTAGGTGAGCATATTCATCAGCGTCGCTTGCAAACTCCTGCACATCAACCGGAACATTTTGCACATTCAACAGCTTGGCTGCCTCCAGCCTTCCATGTCCCGAAACAATAAACCCGGTTTTTTTGCTGACAACAATTGGGCTGCGCCATCCTGAGTTTCTGATGATTTTAGCCAACAAAGCAATCTGCTTGTCAGGGTGTTTGTTTGGGTTTTGGGGATGTGGGACAAGATTAACCACATCTTCCATTTTTGTGTGTTTGCAATGGACTGCTATGTCACTCATTTTTGTTAGTTAGTTTGTTTATTAACCGGAAATTGCGCTTCGTCTGGGATTGGTATTTCCAAAAGCTGCTCAAGTGTGGGGTGGGGAGCCGTTAATTCCTCCCAATAGCCACGGGCCAAAATTGACTGCAAATTAAAAACAGGCCACCTAATCTTGTCATCCCAATCAACCACTTGCCCCAATTCTTCATCTGTTTGAATCAAATATGCTTCTTGGTCTTGCTGTGCAATTATCTTCGGAAATTCACTTCCTACTTGTCTTGTTGCCATTTTATTCCTTTCTTTTTTAATTGTTCTTTAAGTTCTGGCGTAACATCAAAATCAGCAGGGAAAAACACCTTGCTAATATCATCAGTTGTAACGCCACCATGCACTTGCATTTCTACATACCTAGAATTGTCTACATCTTGCGTTTCTAGGGAGTCCATCATTCCAGAAATGTCCTTTGTTAAAAACAATGACTTTTGTGAAGCATTGTTCATTGGGCTTGGCAACAAGTAGTCGATTGAACCTAGTGAATCATCAAAGGTGATTGTTGCCCTGTTTCTGGCTCGATCTTTAAGCCTTATCCGAATACGTCCATACATCGAAACTGGGTCAAACGTGCTTTTTGGGTCTCTTGGGTTTTTGTAAACGCCTTCCTTTGTCGGACTTGCATACCCATAAATTGGCCTATCTTTTGGGTTTAAGTTCTCATTATACTTAAACGCTTTGGTTTCGTAATCTGCTCTGATTCTTGGGCTATATGTCCCCCCGCTGCTTTCAGTTTCAAACTGAGATTTAAAGCGACCATCCTTTAGGATTTTTGTAAGTGTTCCCTTTTTAACCCTAACAAAAGGAGTGGCATCATCAGCCCATTTTTTTGCTCTTTTAGACAGTTCGGCCTTAATTTGCTCAACTGTAACTGGCCTTGGCCCAAATATCCCAACCTGTTTTTTTATCCAATTTGGAGCCTTTGTAAGTTGCTTTTCTTTTACGATAGCATCAAGCCGGTAGTTATAGCCAGAAACGTAAGCGTCATATTGTTCTTGAACCCTTACTTCTCTTTTTTGCGAAACCCAACTTTGCGGCTCCGGTGTTTCAAACTTCTCTGGCTCAGGCAATCCCTTAATGACCATCTGCTCAACTTTGGGAATTGGCTTGGCCGGTTTAGGCGCAGGGACATCGCTCATTTTTTGAGCTAATTCCACCGTCTCGCCATAATTGATGGCATCAGTCCCCAGCTTATCCATGAACTTTTCAAGAAATTCAGCCTCAACGTCTGCTGCCGCTTTTAGCCCCTTGTTAAACGTATCGTCAGGAGGCAGCACTTGTTCATTTTTCTCAATTAAGCCAAGGCGAATAGCTTCGTCGCGCCTTACATCCTCCACATCCATGCCGCTATTAAAGCCCCAAGGGCCAAACGGAACGCCAAAGCCTCCGATGCTTTGGTTATTCATTCGCAACCAAAACTCCATGTCATCCTTTCGGCGCACTTCATTCCGGTTTTGCTCATGCAACGGGCGAGGAACTTTTCTCTGCTCTGCTCTGATAAAACGCTGGGCCGGATAAGCGTCGAGGATAGCAGGGTCTTGCCCCTGCTTGTAATATCCGTATGCCTGCGCCTGCTGCGTTTGAGTGTCAAAGATTAGTTTCAGCCTTGATTCACTAGCCACATCCTTCATGCGGGTAATTAAGTCGCGGCTCATATCGGTGCCGGGGGGCAGGATATTTCCAAGGCCTGTCTCCTTGGCCAGCTTTTGCATCTTGTAAATGAAATCGGCCCGTGATGCTTTTTTTAAGGCTGTGACCTTCCTGCCGTCTGGCGTTGTGACTGTTTCCCTTGCCCCCGAAAGGTAATCCTCCAGCATCTTTTTGGATTTGTTAAGGAACTTCATGCTTTCAACATTGCTGGTAAAATAAGCCCTTTCTCTGATTGCCGTGGGCATTGCTGCCCATTGCTTACTGCTTAATTTCTTAGCGATTGGTTTCTTTTTGCCAAGTCGCCTTACCGCATCCAAAAACTTAAGCGGTTTTATTAAAATCTCTAACGCCATTTTAGTTGTTCATTCCCCGGCGTTTTAAAAATTGTGCAAATGCTTGTTTGTATTCGGCCTCTGGACTGCACCTGCGGTCTAATTCTTCCATCATCAGTTTGATGTATTGTTTTGTTGGAATACCAAGTTTTGCAGCAGCCCGTATGATTTTATTTACGTCATTCTCCCAAACATTTAACTCGAATGGGTTCCCGCCAGTTTTTAACTCTAAAAAAATTTGACCCATTAAAATATCATCCTAACAGCATGGCCTTCTTTAAGTAGGGTTCGGTTGTAGTTTTCGCGAGTTTCGGGGTGCAAGAGCTTGCCCAAAATCCTGCCATACTTGCCACGCTTGAGTGTTTGTAAAATTATTTGACGGTTACCGCTATTGATTAGTTCAAGCAACCGCGCCTTGCTGGCTTTGCCTCGCTTCTTTTCCTCTAAATCGCGGGTGCGTGTTTCGGGGGTGTTTATGCCATACAGCCGGATACGCTGCTTTGTGGTCATTTCAAAACCCAAGTCAATGGTTACATCAACCGTATCCCCGTCAATGATGCGGTGAACCGTAGCTTTGTATTCGTACATTATTTGTTAAAAAGCCTTTGAAAAAAAGTCTGTTTAGTTAAGGGGGGAATATCTTCTGGCTGATCTGTTGCTCTTTTAACTGCTTCGTTAATTTGGTTTTGGGTTAGCAGCAAAACAACATGAAGGCCGTTTTCCTCACAATGCAGAGCAAAATAATGCTCGTTGCTGTTTCGCTTCCGCTTTGTGTTCTTAACTTTTACGATTTCACCTTTTTTCATTTTTCTTCAATTATTCGCAAATTGCTCCCCCTTGCACATCCTATGCCTTTTTGCAGTTTTTCCAGTTCTGTAAGCGGTTTGCGTTTTTTGTGTTTTTTACGCTTACGCGACAAACGTGCATCAGCCCAAGTCACAGGGCCACCTTTTTTTTGCTTGGTAATAACTTTTCTTCCCCTTCGTTTCCAACTCATGTATCTGAATAAGTGTCTGATTTCTTTTTGTGAAAGGCAATTTAAGCCTGTGTTTATTGCCTTTTGTGAATGTTTTTAGTGTCTGAATAAGTGTCTGGCTTTTGGGCCAATTTTCAAAACCTTGTCAAGACGTTTAACAGTTCAAAGTGATAAACGTAAATTGATTAACAGTTGAAAAGTGATAATTAAAAAAATGCCCCGCTCGGCACCATTTAATAGACGGACTAGCCAAAGCAATAGCTAGCGGCACCGAACGGGGCTAGATTCACTTGCAAGCGACTTTTATTTGCTTGGCATCAAATCACCCAGCCTCGCAATAAAAACGCGCTACACGCCCCATAGCCTTGCGCTATTAGCGTTAAACGGTCTTTTATGTCGCTCAAGATAATGCATTCTGCTTTTCTTCATCTTTTAATTCTCTGAGCTTAATCTTTAACTGCTTAAACTCGGCCCTTGCCTTTTTGTCCCCTGACACGCAATAAGTTGATTCAGGGTTGCCGGGGTGCTTATCAAGCTCCGAAGTCAAAACTTCAATTCGCTTCCATAACGGCATAGCAGCAGCAGTTTTAACCGCGCTGCCATTTGCTTTTCTTTCCATTGGCCTGCCATCAGATTCCCACCATGTTTTGACTCTGGTCAGAAACGCTTTCCAATTTACAACTACGTCGCCTTTGTAAATCCACCCTTTTGCCTCCATATCGAGCCACCAATCCTCTGCACGCCATTCTACCAAGCCAATCTGCCCAGCGTAATCAATCACCTCCTGCCTTGCAGGAATCTCTCCAGAGTGAGTGAGTCTATTAGAAGTAGGAGTAGAAGTAGAAGTGTTGCCATTTGGTTGCAAGCAATCCTCAACCGGCTCGCTTGAACCACCGTTAGTACCACCCTTGGAACCACCGTTGCCATCAATTTGGGATTTCTTTAACAATTTTCTCTTTTCTGCTGATTTGCGTCCTCCCTCTCTTGACTTCTCAACCCATCTGTTTCTTTCAGCGCGAATGGCCTCTAGCCGATCATGCACTAGCACATCCCCCTTTGGCTGAAACATGGTTGACACTTTGGTTGCAAGGGTGGTTGAAGCACCCTTACCAATGAGCCTCGCAATTTGTTCTGGGTCTTTTGGGATGCTCCCAGACAGCCAACAATGGCAAAGCAGGCGAACGTATGCCCCTTCTTCCTCAAGAGTCATCAACGTAACTCTTGAACTTGAAAGGTAGTCCCCTGCATAGAATTGAAACGCCGGAGCTTTCATGTCTTCACCTCCTTGTTCCATCTTGCATTAGCTACTTTGCGCATCTGTTCGCTTTTGTCTTCCGCCTTTTTGCGGGCTTCATCCAGCACAGGGCAAAACAGCTTACCGTCCTCTGTCTTTTCAAAATGCTGACTAACTTTTGGCCAAACACTTTGCAATTCTCCGACTGAACACCCCGCCAATCTGGCGAGGCTTAATGTGTCAGATGGCAATTTGCCTGCCTGCCAGCAATGGCATTGAAGGCGCACATAACAACCAAGCTCTGACAGCGTGAATAGCACCATATTCGTATCTGTAATCATTTTATTTGGGTCTATTTTAATCATTTTTCATTCTCCATACTGTTGCCATTTTACCGCTGCTGTTATTCCTGCGCTTGCCGGAATCCTCTACTTTGCCCAATTTAACCAGTTCAGTTATTCTTGGCCTAATTGACCAAATTGGTTTTTCCAGAGAATCAGCAACCTCGTCTGCCGTCATTGGCACTTGTTCAATTCGCGCAAGGCATTGCTCTCGCAATGTTGGTGCCCTTGTAATCATTGACAATGCTGCCTGTCTACTTGGGCCATCCTTATCTTTGTTTTTGTAACCGGGCGTGCTGGGATACTGATAAGGAAAGGCACTTGTGTTATTCAGCGGCAAATCAAACTGTTCCGCTTCGTGTCTCTTTGGCTTACTCATGTTCGCACCCTCCTTTGATACTCCAATATCAGCAAAGCATCTGCTGTTTTAAGGGTGACCTTTTGAGATGGGAACAACCGCTGCGCCTCCGCTTTAAGTTTGTTTTTCCAAACTGTTGCGGTGGAGCCATTTCTTTTGCCAAGGCCAAGAGCCTTAATCCATTCTTGAGGCCGGACAAGGTGCAGCTTGATTCCCAATGCCTGCACCACTCCCTCAATGAAGCCGTAGTTCCTGCCATATACAATAGCCGCACTACCGCTCTGTTCCTTCCCAGCATACTTAACGCAGGCTTCCATGTAGCACTCAATGTCTCCTGCATTGATGGCCTTTATGGTACGCAATAAATCAAGTATGTCGCCGGGAGTTTGGGGCATCGGAACGCTATGCACTTCGTTTCCTTTTAAGGCATAGGCGATGCCTCCCGATTTACCGGGGTCGATTGCTATGACGGTCAAAACGGTACATCCTCCCCTTCGTCACTACTAGGGGGAAGGTCATCCGTTGACGCGATTGATTCAACATCGCCGCCAGTTACTTCCCCGATTGCATCTGTGGCAGTTTCTTGTTTCTCAACCTCTTTAGGCTCGGCTTGGAGCGAAAAGAACTTATCGCCGGTTTTACTGGATTCTCTAATCCAACCGGATAGCTTGTATTCTTTACCCTCAATATTTATTTCGCCCCGCACATCTGGCTGCTTTGCTTTTGATTTGTAGCTATTATTAAATAAAGCCCCTTTGTTTGTATTGTCATACTGGGGCTTGTCTCCGCTTGTTTTATCTGTCCAACTCATTTGTTTCCTTTCTTTTGTTTTTTAGTTTCTTTTTCCTCCATGACGCAATAATCCTTGCCGCTTTCAATGGGTTTTTTTAATTCATCGGGATTGTAGATGGCAAAGTTTACACGCTTATCTCCTTTTGTATTTATAATTGAGCCAACTATCTTTCGGCCTATAACTTCCTCGCCTAAAAAATTATTTATAGTTTCAGCCGAGTTATCAAAAAAATACGCACCAAGTTCCATTTCTAGTACGTCCATTTTATCCTTTCTTTTGTTTGAGCGATGCTCTGGTTGTTGTGGTTTTTGTGCAGCCTTCGGTCAGGTTAAACACCGTATCCTTTGCCTGCTTGCCAACATGGCCCAATTCCTCACGCACTAGGTTTTCCAAATCCTTTTTGGAGATGGTCACTTGCTTGGAAAAGGTTTCTCCATCAATGCCAAGGATAGCTGCCCTGCGATAGACCTCCTGCGTGTCGGTGATCTTGCTCCGCTCTGCTCCGGCTTTAAGTTCCCAGCCATCCAGCGTGCCGCCATTTTCAAGCACGGTTCTGGCCTGTTCCTCAATGTCCTTAATTAAACCTTTTGCCACGCCTGCAATAGCCAACAGCCTTGGCAAGTCGGCAGGAGCAATGGCTGTCTTGGGCG